GTGGTAAGTATCTTACATAGAAAAAACATAGTACCCCCTATACCCCCTATAAGCCCTATTTATATGGTTTTTAGCCATTTACAGCTAATTATGGAATATTTACCTATGTGCTACTCCTTGACGCTTTTTATGACACATTTGGCACAATATACGCAAATTACTTAAATCGTGTGAACCACCCTTAGATATAGGTATTATATGATCTACTTGTAGCTTGTTCTGGCTTGTTCCACCACTACCACACCACACGCAAAACCTTTGTTGTTGTCTTATTATCTTACGATTACGTCTATATTCTGCGTCATCATACGGTCGTTTACCTTTGTTATAGCTGTATTTCTTTTTAGGTTTAATTATTGGCTTATGTTCTGCACAATAACTTCTACTGTTGTTGTCTGGTGTAAATAACCTACGACACTTTAGACACGGTCTTTGATAACTGTTCATTTGTTAGTTCTTCATCTAAGTCATCTAATATTACTTCATCAAATATCATTACGAATATTGTAACCTAAACCTGATTGTTCTATTGCTTGTATAGCTTTGTCGCCACAACCTATTAATAAACTTCCAGTACTACCTTGTTTTGCTTGTACTTTGCCTTTATAAAACGCTAATCTACCTTTTACAAAACATAATATATCTGCCTTTGTTGCGTAATCGTGAAACCAACGTGTATCTGTTCTAGCAAATACTAATGCAATACCGTTTCCGTGTTCTATAAGTTTCTCTAACCATAATCCAGTATCTTTGCCATAAGGTGGATTACACCACACAAATCCATACCAATCTTGTTTTAAACCGTCTAATTCTTTGTGGTAATGATTTTCTGCTGGTACCCACGGTACGCCACCTTTAGGTGCTGCAACATCTAAATCAAATGTTGTATTTAAACTTTTAAATAATTCTGGTGGCGTGTACCACTCATTTGATTGAACTATGCCACCGGGGTTTTCATACCAAGTACCATTTTGTTTTTGATCCATTTCACAACTTTGTTATTTTAATTCTACCCTTTTGTTTTGTTTTTGTTGCCATAACTCTAAATTCTTTCTTGTACACGCTTTACACCAGCTTGTTTTACCACCAATGCCTTGTGGTCTTTTACTAAACTCTTGTGCAATCTTTCTTTCACCACATTTAGTGCAGCATTTACTTACCAGCTGTCCATAGCTATCAAACTCTGGTCTTGATTTGCTTGGTTTCTCACGATCTAATAATTTATCTACTTGCTTGTTGTTTTGTATATCTATATGACAACTAACGCATATATGACTTTTTGCACCCCAGTTTTCGTTATCACTTGCAAATCCACGTGTCTTTCTATTGCAACGCAAACAACGTTTCTTTTTTAACTTACCGTGGTAATCAAATTCAGCTTCAATAATATCTAATGTTGTAAATGTTTCTTGCATTGTCTTTAGTAAGTCCTTTGGTGGTTTTGTTTTAAATCTACGTCTAACACGTTCTGGTAAGCAATATAAACCATATTCCAAGTCTTGATCTAACGCATATTCCAAGCAATCTATGTTAACTGGACATTGTTTACATATTGTGTGGGTTTCCCAATATTGTTTATCGGTACGTTTATCTGTACCGGGGAAGAATAGATTTATCGGCATACTGTTACATAACGCCCTGTTTTGCCACGTCATATACTAACAATAACAATATTTTAGAAATTTACACTTTACCTTATAAATTTATATTATGCTAAGTTTGGCTTAGTGGGTATGTTCTAAGTTTGACTTAGTTAGTATGTAGTTTGCAGTAGTCTGTATATGTAAGGTACTTCATATTAGTTTTTTTGTTTGTACCTAAACCCCTTATTACTGGTCTTTTACAATCTTCAGCATTACATCTTTCTATATACTGATTAGTGTAATAGTTTGGCATTGTTTACTCCTTTTGTTTTGTACAGTACACACATTTTACTATAAATATTTAATTGTGTGTATCGTTTTTTAATATTTCTTGCGTTTCTTTACTAACTTCAAACTTTAAACTATCAAGCACTTGATTAGATTGTGATGTAATTTCTTGATACGTTGTACTTAACAACATCAATACACTTTCACGTGGTAAAAAACGTTCTATTGCTAACCCAAGCTGTTTATAGTTTTGGTATTGAAATATTTGCATATCGTAGGTGTCATTGTCATTTAGTCGTATGCAGTATCTTGATTTAGTATGATCTAACCAATTTATTGTGAAGTTCATACCACCTAAATGGCCATTTTTAACGTCTGGTTCTACTGGCTCTTTATCTTGTAGCCAATCGTTTAAACCCATAACATTTGTTACAAGTTCTTTTACGTCATCATAACCTGCGTTCATATCGCACATACCTTTAAGTCTATTGTATGAATTATAGTAGTGGTGTATTTATCCCATTATTTTTGATATAGAAAGCAAAAAACCTACCTAACTGTATTTAGCAGACTTATGGTAGGTTAATTGCTTCTTGTTATCTTACTTTATTTTCAATAACTGTTTTGTGATCTAAACTATAATTGTAATAATGATTTATCTTAAATTCATCATACAATTCATCTTTTAGTTTATTATCATTGTAAATTTGATAAAGATAATATCTTGGTATTGAATAACTTTGACCGTCTGCAAAAGTTATAACAACATTTTCATTTATTGTACCCCAATGCAAATTATCAAGTTCATTACCTTTAATGGTGCTATCTTTTTTACTCCAATCAATATCTAGTAATTTAGAATTGTTTGGAATTTTTGATAATAACTTAATATTCATTTCACTCCTTTCCTTTGTATTCGTTTTTTATAGTACGTATTTCTTCATACTTCTTTTTAAGTATTTCTAAATGTTTTTTGTGTACACTTCTTTGATATGGTGCTGACACTTGATAATATTCTTCGTAGTGCATTTTAGCGTAAGTTTCGGTTTGCCATAAAATCATTTCTACAATGTAAATTTCTGCAATATTGTTAATTTGAAATATAACTTGTGTACCACGTCCAATTTTTTTAAATGTTATATTGTTTTTAAAAAAAGTATCTAATTGATGTAAATTAAAATCTAATGATAAATTTTGTTTTGTATAACTTTCTATGTGATCTACAAGATTTGTATAATAGAGTTCGTCCCAACACTCATCATACAATTTTTCTGTAATTTTAATTTGATAATTTTGCAATTATACTCCAATTTGTTTTGTACGTTATTATTAGTATAGCACAAAATATTTTTTTTTCAAGTTACGTTTTTTTGCTATCTTAAAATTTTTCCAAATTGTTCTAATAAATAACCTACTCGTTTTGGTATTGGTTCTTGTAGGTAAAACTCTGTTGTTTCTGGTTGCTTTCTAGTTTCCCAATTAAAGTTATAGCCGTTTATTGTAAGATCAGTTATATTCCACGCAATAATTCTTGTTTTATATTCTGTAACGTAAATAAATAGCTTTTTATCTTTAGTTGCTTGTGTGTAGTTTTTATCATACTTGTATTTCTCTATTAGCCACGGATTGTATTCACGTTGCCTAGATTTTATTTCAATTAGGTAATTATCGTTGTAGCAATCATAATGTTCGTAAATGTTTGTTGTTTCTGTAAGCTGTCCAAATACATCTAGTTGATTTAATTTATTAATTATTTCTCGTTGCTTCATTTTTAATCAATGCTAACCCATAGTCATTATTTTCGTTTTTTAAATGTATGCCTTTTTTAAATATTAAGTCATTGTCTGCAAATGGCTTATAATTTACTTGATGATGAAACCTGTTAAATTTTTTTGTTAATTTTACTACGTCTGGGTGTTGATCTACTAAACTTTGTGCAAATTCTAACCTATTGTCTGTTTCGCTATATATATCAGCATTACCACCTTTTTGTGTTGATGTTGCACGTTTACCAATTAAAAAAGTTCTAAACAAAACAGTTACCCAACCGTCTTTTAAAATTCTTAATGATAAATCTGTATCTTCGTTGTACTTGCCACGCCACCTATGTTTAATTTTATTATTTTGTAAAATACACGAATAAACACGTGTATTAAAGTGTAATGGTGGTCTTGCTTCACTTGCTGGACAAAAAATACCATAGTGCATACCAGCTTGACCAATGTTTTCATACCTATCTACAAAATGTTCAATAATTCTAAATGGTGTTGATGTTTTACACTTTATCTTTAAATTGTTATAAAAACGTTCAACGCTTTCAATGTTGTCGTCTAAAATCCAATGCCAATCAAAGCCATTATCAATACTATGTTGCCAAACAAAATTTCTTACTGGAACAGAACCTTGACCACGTTCACTAAAGTTTTCTGGTGCTTTAATTATATTTTTTTCATCAATGACATTTGCATAATCATTGTATTCTTTTGGCTCAACCACTATTTTGTAAGGTGTGTTTGTAAATTCCATAGTTTTTACTGTTTGTCGTCTTTCCCAACGACCTTTAGATATAATATAAATTGGATATTTAGGTTTCATTATTATCTATAAATAAATATTTACTTGCTTTTTCTTTTAATGGAAACCACGCTTGTTTTTCTGTTTTTCTTTGCATACCGTCAAAAACTTTATTTGTTTTATAAACGTGTTTTTTCAATAACTCGTTAAATTCGTCAAAATCTTTCTGGTTTCTAAACTTAAATTTTGCAATAATAAATGGTTCTTCTTGCTTTTTATTATTATATTCTGGTAATTCTTTATAATGTTCTTCCCAATTATTCATTTTGCCATTTCGCAATCCATTTGTCCGTATCTTCCCAACACCATTGGCTACTACTCCACGGTTTCCAATAATTATCCCTTGTGTGCATATCTTGTACAAGTAATGCAGCTACTTGAATATTATAACGTGGAATAAACTGTGCATAGGTATTTCCAACTGGGTAATCCCAGTAAGGTATATCGTGTTTTTCTTTTACCCAACCCCACGTTCTTGGTATTGCTTGAAATAAGCCACTATCTTGATCTTGGTAGCGATATGCGTCTGCTTTATTGCGACTTTCACACCACATTACTTTTACAGCTGTTTCTATGTTTTTTTCATCAAAATGTTCTACAAGTAATGTTGCATATTGATAACAAGTTTCTGGTACATAATTATCGCAATCAGTTAAATTTATAACTTCATCTGCAACGCCATAACCAAAATTATTTACAAGTAAAGCGTAAATTAATATGCACTTAGTTATCAAAATAAACCTATTTGTGTGTTATTAATGCGTTCTGTTGCATAATCATAATATTCTTTTACAAGTTCTATGCCTATAAAATTACGATTTAACTTAACACAACTTACACCTGTTGTACCCATACCCATAAACGGATCTAGTATAATTTCATTTTCTTGTGTAAAATTTTCTATTATATAATTTGATAATTCTTGTGGCATTACAGCACTATGATTTTTTAACTTTTCATTTTTACTAATTTTATTTATTGATACTAAATTTTTAATAAAATGTTTATTTGCTTCTACGTAAATATTATTTGTAAAAAATAAAATGTATTCAACAAAATTAGAAACTCTATGTTGTATTGAACTTGGTGTACCGTCTGGTTTATACCATATAATATTTTGTTGTAATTTATCTGCAAAATGTCCCATTATTCTATAAACTTCTTTTTTATTTGAATAATTAGGTTGTATATTCCAAATTACATACTTTTTAGATACTCTTAATAATTCATCTATTATTTCAACACACCAATCAAAATAATTTGGATTGTTATCTTCAAAAAATTCATATTTTGCTTTCATATCACTTTTTGTTTTATTGTTAGATCTGCCAATGTTGTACGGTGGACTTGTAAATACATAATCTACGCTGTTGTCATCAAATTCTTTTAAAGCTTGTAAGCAATCTGCATTAATCAGTTTCATTTGCCCAATCCTTTAGTGCTTTTTGATCCATAGCTTTATTTACATCTTTATTTGTTGCAGTTCTTGCACCTTTGACCAAATGCACGTTATTTACTATGCCTTGTGGTGTCAATGCACCCACGCCATACGTTTTAACTAGGTTTTCTGCAATAACTGGTATATCTGTAGGTTCATACCCGGCTTCGTGTAGTTGTTTTCCTGCTGCGTAAATCTTACCCCATTGGTTTTTAGTAGGTTTTTCATATCCACATACTTTTTGTATATTATTTACATAAAGTTCTTGTATTTCTCTAGAATATAGTTCATTGGATATAGTTCTATTGAGTATAGTTTGTGTCAAGTTTTCTATACCCCTACCTGTAACGTTTTCTTTACCCCCCCTGTCAAGTTTTCTTGACACCGGGGTAAGTTTTAAGACATAAAGATTGCTTGTTTGTTCGCCTTTATCCTTAAATCGCTGCTTTACTTCTATAACGCCTTTTTCTTCTAACCCTTGTAAAGCTGTTATTGTGCTTTGTCTTGATCTATTTACATCTTTAGCTAATTTACTTACACTTGGCCAACACTCTTTAGTTTTATTGTCTGCATATTGTCCTAGTGCAACATACACCATTAATTCAAGTGGTTTTAGTATTTCTAGTAACCAATGTGGTGTAATCGTAAATGTAAATTCGTATTCACTACCAATAAACTCATCTTCTTTTGTCATTTATATCTGTTCCAATCCCATAACGCCACCCCATTGTATTTGCTTCACTATAACTTAAACCAACATACGGTTCAAATAGTTTTCGTTGCCAATCACGTAATCCACCAAATTTGTATAAATGTTGTGTCTTATAAAACACAGCTTCAGCAAACGTTTTATAACCCTGCATTAATAAATAGGATTGTAAGCTACTTGGTGGATCTACTTGCTTATCCTCTAATGCTTTTTGTTCACGTATTGTTTGTGCTTTTTCTGTAAACGCTTGTGTCTGGAACTCTTTGCATAATCTTTTAATCTTTGACCAATCTAAAAATTCATTACCACTTTCAAAATAATCTAATAAGACTTTACCAAATACGTCATCATCATATATTTCAAAATCTTTATATAACGATTTTACTGAATACTCACCAAGCTGTGCGTTTGGCCACCTAACTTTTAACCAATTTATCCAATATAAAAATTCATCTTTTTGCATTTTCTTTTAACTCCATTTCTAATAAAGCAACCATTTTCTTCACTTCTTTCAACTCTTGGTCTGTTGTGATGTGTCGTAACAGTTGCTTTATGTTCTCTAATACTGTCATTAAAACGGTGGTTTTAAATCCTCTAAATCAACGACTTCTGTTGGTGTTTGTTCTGCATTAAACTTTTTTTCTGCATTATCAAACTCGTCATCATTCCAACTAGCCCACGGAAAACCTTTACCAGTATCGCAACCGTCTTTATTTGCACACTTCCACAATGGTTGTTTACCTTGTGCAGTTTCACGATTGTCCCAAACTTTTGAACCACAACTTGGACATTTAGGTTCAAACTTAGGTTTATCACCAACTGTTACTTCCTGTGTATCGTTTGTATATTTATAGGTTACTTTTTGTTCTTCTATGTAACCGTCTTTTAAATAATTAAAAAGATTGTTTGATATGTTTCTAATAACTTCTAGTTGGTTAGCTATATCGTTATTAGGATCAAACTTATCTTTTGTAAGTTCTGTTGCTGCTTTTAAAGCAACTTGTTTCATTATTATTTCACTTTGTGTCATTTATTACACTCCTTTATTCTTCTTCGCCTAAATTTTCCCAACAAGCGTTACATACGCTGTGGTCATCATCTTGTTCTGTTATTTCTTTTTCGCAGAACATACAATGCCCACTATAAGGTTTTGCTACGACAATACCGTTGCCTACTTGTTTATCCCAAAATTTATCTAATGGTTCACTTAGTTGTGTCATTACTAAACATATTATCTGCGTCTAATACTTCACCGTCTTCAAGTCGTTGCCAAAAATCTACATTAGGTTTATTTTCAACATCTTCATAACCAAGCAATTTTGCAATAAATACTGCAACTTCGCCTAATAATGCACCTATTAGAAATATGGCAACAAAACCACCTAACACAATAAATACATCTGGATTACTATACTTGTCCATTTGTTCACTCCTTTTTGTCTTGTCTGTATTATATATAAATTATTTACAATGTGAAGTGTTTACAAAAAAAAGTATGTTATTATTAGATTTCTAACACTCCATTTGTTAGTACGTATAGAAAAGACCGGGTTTTTATTAACCCGGTCTTTTTATTTCCTGCTGCGATTGGGCTGCGTTAGAAAGTTTCTTTCGGCTTGTACTGTTCTAGAGCGTGTTGCATTACTGTTATAAAACTTGTTAAAAATGCTACACCTACAAGCTGTATTATTTCTGCGTCAATAATACCTGTACTGTTAGCTAACCACAATGAAATAGCTGATTGCAAACCAGTTCTAAATGCTTTTGCAAACATAAATTTCCAGTACGCTTTCCAATCTTTTTTATTTACTTTACTCAATGGTAACCTTTCCTTTTTTAATTTTAGCTCTATTAACTTCTACCAACTTTGCATAAGTCATATTGCCAACAATACCGTCTGGTTTTAATTTATATTTCTTTTGAAATAAAACCACAGCTGCTAAAGTTTTTCCACCAAAATCACCGTCTATTTGTAATTGTGTTTTGTTTATCTTGTTAAGCATTATTTGTATTTCTTCTACTTGGCTACCACTATCGCCTTTTTTAATGAGCATTGATCTAGTTACTTCTTGTACAACTTCTTGTGCTTTTGTTTCTTCTGGCACTATGGTTAATCTATTTTCAATCCATTTACTCCAATTATCACCCGGACACGTAGTAGATTTAAAACTTCTATGTGGTCTAATATCGCCACCGACTTCTTTCCATAGTTCTTTTACTGTCATTACAGCTTCTTTACTTGGCATATCATCTGGTTTAGATCCACCAAGCCAACACACAGCTACGTAATGCTTATTGTTATAGTTTATTTCTTGTCTGTTGTTGCCACCTTGTGCTGCCGATCTATTTCCAAAACCTCTAGCTTCGTATAAATTACCACTATCACCTACACAAAAATTATATGCTATATCGTTCCAACCCCGGTCGTTTTGATGTAGTGCCTGTATCTGTCGTACTTGTGCCATTTCTTCATCTACGCTTAATGCTTTTGGATAAGCTGACCAATGTACAACTAAACCTTTTACTTCGCCTAATTTACTAAATCTTGATTTATTGGGTTTTGCACCCCACATTTCTCTAGTTATTATCTTCATATCAATATATATTAATGTCTGACCACTTACGACCGTCTTTGTTGTGCATTAAAAATGCTGTAACACCGTGTAACGCTGATCCACCACCCTGTTCACTAAACCATTGTTGTCCAGATAAATCATAAGCTGTTGAACACAATACAAGTCTATGATCTACTTCTACAGAAAAATGATGATGAAAATGACCAACTAGCAATACATCTGTATCGTATAATTCTGCCTTAGTTTTGTTTGAACTCATCTTTGTAAACCAATTAACTACCTTTTGTTGTGCATTACCACCACCACGTGCTTGATGACCGTGTGCTATTGATAAAACTGTATTAGGTAACACTTGTACACTTGTAGTTAGATAATTGTCTGGTATATACCAGTTGATATGTTTGAAAGCTGGTGATTTACTAAATATTTCTTGTACGCTATCAAACAATTCTGCGTCCATATTATCGCCAAAACTTGTATTAGCTTTACCACCTTGTCTGCGTTCACCGTGATTTCCCATAGTTGCCATAACGATTACATCAGTAAACAATGGTGCAAGTATTTCTATAGTCTTAGTAAGCATACGTCTAGCTATACGCATTTGTTGTCTATTATCAAATTCTTGTTCATATAAACCCATTGGGTAGAAGTTATTACTACAATTCTCTACTAAATCACCTAAACCACAAATTACTAATTTATCTATTGTGTATTTTTTGCGTAGGTTTTTTAGATCATCTTTAATTGCATAAATACTATCAAAATACTGCAATACCGATTGTTCTGTATTCTTTTTGCCTACTTGCCAATCAGCAAGACTAACAACCATACAACTGTCGTGTACTTTTACTTTTGTTTTAGGTTTAGGTTTAATTTTAGATACACGATTTGCTAGTTCTTGTATGTCTTTGTCTGGTGTGCTGTTTTCACGACTATATAAATTTGTTTTAAAATAATAAAACTTCGTAGGTTCACTTTCCCCGGTCTTTGGGTTCTTACCCCAAGCGTCCCACACTCTAAAGTTTATTGGTTCATCTTTTTTTATATAAAATGTTTTACTTGCACCTTTACCAATCCAATAATCTATCCACTCGTCCCAATCTAAATCGCCACGATCTGCTAAACCTTTTGTAGTTATCTGTCCTTTGTTGCCGTTCCACTCAACACCCGGTTTAAATCCACGTGGATAATCTTCTTTTGGCTTTTGTTCAGCTTGTTTGACTTCTATAAATTCATTAAAGTTCAAGTTCATATTCCTTTGCTATACGTGCTATCGCCCTACGTAAACCCTCTTTTGTTGCTTCGTGCATTTGACACTCGTCATAAAGATATTCTGCTATTGATCTATAACTGTATAAAAAATGGTTTTGTGTTGTTTTCTTTTTTTCTACGCATTGTTCAAGTAAATCTAAAATTATTGGTACATTTTGTGGATAACGCACTTCATAGCGTCTATTAGGTAGTTGTTTTGCTTTTTTATCTATAAAATCATCAAAATTTTTATCCATAAAGCCCTTGTTGTTAGTTTTAGTGTAATAGATAAATACGACAATAAAAGGTTTTATACATACAAAAAACCCACTAATTAAAGTGGGTTTAATGTATTAGTATGTAGATATTTGTTTTTTTAACTAATTATATATAGAAATTTGTTCAACTATTGCAAACATTTCATCTACTTCCCAATGTGTCAATAATTGATCTGTTTGTTCATTTTTCATTGACCACAATTCTGCTTTAGCACCGGGAAACGACCTTTTTGCAAGTTCGTTAATTATGGCACGTCTAGCTTCATTTTCTGTAACACCATTATAAATAAAGTGGTAAACAGCAAAAGAACTATCAGCACCTTTAACAATACCTTGATATTCCATTTTGAACTCCTTTTGTTCTTAGTACGTTATAACTATTATATATTAGATTTTTAGAATATGTGGTTATTTTCTAAAATTTATTGTTGCAAACCAAACACCAAAACTTATTAGGATCATAATACCTACAACGTCTTTAGACGTTCCAGTCAAGAGAAAATAAGAAATCGCAAAACCCAAAATGGTGAACGTCTGTGCTGCTGTTTCTCTAAGTATCGCTATTATGCCGTTATATATTTTTTTCATTAAAATCTTCTAGTTATTGGTGTAGCAATAATCTGGCCAACAATAATTACCGGGACAACTGTTTTAGCTGCTTGTGTCTTTACTGCTTGTGGCATATCACTACCAATATCTGATAATACTACACCAGACAAATCAATATCAGTTAGTTGTCCTAATGGATTTTGTATAAATTCTTCTATACCTATTTCAACGATTACGTTTTGTATTCCATAATCTTCTACATCTGCGTTTTCTGTTGCACGTTCTACATACTCTTGTACAGCTGTTGCAATAGTTTTATCTTCTATAGATTGTTTTGCAATTATTACAACGTCATTAGTTTCTTGTACACCAAGCACTTCAGCAACAACTTCTTTTTCTTCTTCACTAAGTTCTGCAACTGTTTCAGGTTTAGTTACTTCTACTACAACAGCTTGTACAATTTGTTTTGTTTCTTCAGTAGCTTTATCTAAATTTTGTACACTTACTTTTGCTACTTCTTTTACAACTTCTATTTTTTCTTCTACCGGTAATGCTTGAACAGCTTCAACTATTTCTTTTTCGGTAGTATCTTCTGTAATTTCAACAACTTGTATTTTTAATTCAACTTGTTTTATTACTTCTTCTTGTTCTTCATCTGATAAATCTTCTAGTGGTGTTTCGTTATTTCTTCTACCCACTTCTTCTTGTTCGTCTGGAATAATATCCACAATTTCATCTTCTTCAAAAACCTCTTTAATAGGTTCTGTATCTTCTTCTTCATATAAATCTTCCTGTTCTATAATTATTATTTCTGGTAGATCAAGTACAATAACTTCTTCTTCTATTTCGTATTGTTCTAAATCTTGTTCTTGTATTTCTTGTATTACGTCAATAAGTTCCTGTATTTCTTCTAATTCTTCATCTGATAATTTTTCAACATCAACATCTTTTAATATTGATTGTTCTAATTCTTTTTGTATCGCTGCTTCTTTTTCAGCTTCAATGCGTTCAGCTTCTTCTCTGTCTGCTCTCTCTTTGTTAGTTTCGTATATACCAGTTTCTAAAAAATTTAATTCTTCTTCTGTTGGAGGTATTGTTGTAGTCGTTGTAGTAGTAGTAGTTGTTGTAGTTTCTGGTACAACGATAGGTTCTTTACAATCACCATTCTGATAACCAAACCACTCTTTGCTTTCAATAGCTGTAAGATATTCTTTATATGAAAGCGGATTGTTTGGGTGCTCACACCCATTTTTATCCCAAGCCAAGTACGTAGTAATACCATCTTCAACGACTTCTTCTGCTTTGGGTAGCGTAGTTGTTGTCGTACTAGATGTCGTTGTAGTAGGTATAAAAACATAATTATATAATACACTTTGTACAGGAGTAAAGTCGCTAGTTGTACCATTAGTATCGTGAAATGCTTTTACCTTTGCATATATATTTTGATTATCTACAGACAATTCGTTGTATAAATACTCTGCTGTAAATGTATAACTTTGCCAAGACAATGCTTCTGTAAAACCAAATTTTGTTTGTACTGATTTATCATCAGCAGTTTCAGTAAGTCCTATATAAACTATGTAGTATTCAGGTGGGTTATCTTCATAGCCATCACTTTCCTGCCAACTAACTGTAATACTTCCATCATTATTTAATGTATTAGTAATACCATAAGGTGTTTGTGTTTCTGTATGGTAAGCCATTACAGGTAAAGGTATCAATAAAAAAATAGCAAATAATACCCTTAGCATTATCTACAACAATTTGCTTCTATCCACGCAAGTCTAGTTTGTAGTTCTCTAATTGTATTCAAATCTTGGTCTTGATTTATAAATTGTGTTTCAAGACGAGTAATTTGTTTTTTGATTTCGTCCCATTCCCATTTTTCAATTTGAACATATTGATTAGTGTCATTAGTCATTTCTAATTTCTGCACTTTTTCAAACAGAACAGCAATATCCCCTTGTACAAATGTACTTTCTTTTAACATTTCAAAATCTACTTCTACTTGGTTCATTCTGTTATCAATGCCTTTAAGTGTATCAACAATATCAGTAGCAGTAGATAAACCTGCACCAATAGAACCCATTAACGCTATAGCTGTTGCAACTAAGCCTATGTTATCTTTTATTTTTGCAATCATATTTTACAAACATCTCCACAATCATCATCAAACTCTTGTGATGTATCTATGAATACTGGATCATCTGTAAACATATCTTCTGGTAACTGGAATGTTTCTGTTTCATCTTTATATGTAATTTTAAATTTATTCATTTCTATATGTAACTCACTCATTTTTCCCATTGTTTACATTAAGTAAGCACTAAGACATTATACTATTAGCAATTACCCCTAATATCATAAATGTAACTGACAACCACCCGGTTAATTCCATACGTGTTGGTCGTTGATTAATACGTGTATGTATTTCGTCTATTTTACGATCTAATTCTTTTTGGTTGTCTAAAACCATTAAAAGTAGTTCTTTTTGCGTAAGTCCGTTAGTTTCTGGCATAATCTAAATATGATTGTAACAGTATTCGGTATTCTTTTTTTGCTAATGATATTGAACGACCGTCATATAAATCGTGGTGTAATTTACATAACATAGCAACGTTTTCTATATCGTATTTACGTGTTTTAGATCCACCCATACCAATATCAACTAAATGTGCCATTTCTAGCTTTTGGTCATAATTAATACACGTTGGCCACTCACAACGATTGTTGGCACGTTCTAATGCGATTTCACGCATTTTTTGTAATTCGGTCAATTAGCTTGGTTTTGGATTATCTGTTTTAACTTGTGCTACGTGATCTTGCCAAGTGGTTGTTCCATTAACAGCGTCCCAATATTGCATATCAAGTTGGTCTGCAATAGATCCATAACCCTCTTGACGTGCTTGGATATATCCAAACTGTTGTTCGTTCCACTTTGAGTTAGCTAGATCAGTAATTGCTTGGTCATAATCATCATCAGTAAATTCAAGTCTTTCATTATTAACTTGCTTATATAAAGGTTTAGCAGCTTCAATTTCTGCTGTAGCTTCTGTTGTTAATTCCTCTAATGTTGCCATATTACTCCTATCTTACTATATATTTCTTATACTTACTTCTTTAAACCATATAATGTAAATGTTCCACTTGCTATATTGCCACTATCAAATCCAAAAAATAATCCGTCGTGTGCCTCTTGAACTGTATAAACATTTCCACCCATACTACCTCTTGTACTTGCACTTGCATTAATTGCAGAATTTTCTACTGTGATAAAACTGTACTCACTAGCATTAGCAAAATTAAATAAGTAAATAATTGCATTATTTTGTTCTCCTGTACCTGTACCTGCACCTGTTAAAACATCAAAAGCAGTTCTATTTGTTCCACTTACATTCTGAAATGCAGCGTCTGCTCTTAATACTTTAAAAGCTCTATCATAATTTGCTGTTGATTGTGCAGTACCTGAAACTGTTACTCTTGTGATTGGGTTTACTGCGTCTGTACTAGGAACATAATTATTTATTCTTACCATATACACATCATAAGTGCTATCAATACCTGTTAAAGTTACACTTGCTACTGCTGATGTAACTGTTGTTTCTTGAATTTTTATTAAGCTACCTGCCATTATTTAACTCCATATACTGATACTGTTAAATCAAAATTTACACTTGCATTACTACTATGAATATTAAAACCTGTTATTTGTTCAGCTACTTTATGTACTCCAATTTGTTTTGCACCTCTAAATCTATTACTTGCAGTATCATATCCACCTGCACCCTGTCCAATCATAAATGTATAACTTGAACTGTCATTGGGATTAAAGACATAATTAGCACTTCCTGCATTTTCATAATTACCAAGTAAAACTGTTCCATACATATAACCTAAACTTGTAAATCTATCACTATCAAAAGCTGCTTCAGCTTTCATTGTTAATCTTGCACTATCATATTCACTATCAGTAATTACACTTCCACCACTATCTATAAATCTATGCCTTAAGTCAATTACTCCTGTACCTGTTGTTCTGTAATCAGCAGTTTTTTCTGTAATTTTATAAACTTTGTATTTATCAGTAAAGCAATCTGTAATATCTAGTGAATTAACATCTGTCCCTGTTACTTTTTTAACTAATTCTAAACTTCCTATCATTAACTATTCCTTAATTCCATATAAAGACATAGTTGCTGTCATATTGTTACTTCCATTATTCATAAAAAATTTAATTCTATCTACTGTGCTTGTTTGTGGCATAACACCACTTCCAAATCTCATTTCTAAACTTGTTGTCCAATCAGAAGCATCTGCAACTGCTTGATAAGTACAAAATGAATATTTACTACTATTACCTAAGTTATAAAAATATATATATCCACTATCTCTATCATTAGAACTACCAATAGCATTAGTAAAAAATGGGCTATCTGCACCTGTGTTTCCACTTTCACTAAATGTACCTGCTGAATTTCCATTTTGTATTGCAATTTGGTATATATCAGCAGTTTCCTCTACTCCACTTTCAAAAAAGTGTAATCTCATAGTATCTCCTGATGCTAATGATTGAGTTACTGTGTATGTAAAAAAATGAACATTATATGTACTTTCTTTTAGATTTGTAAATGTTACTGAATTAACTCCACTAGGTGTTTTTGTTTCAATTAATTCTAATTTACCTAAGTCTGCACCACTTAGCCCAAATCTAGCTGCACCTAATGGCATATTGAACTCCTAACTAAAATCTTGTAGTGCATTAAGTAATGGTGTACCTGCGTCTAAAAACAAAAATGTTACTAAATCAATAGCACTTGCACCTGTTGAAACTGTATATCCACCACCACCTGCTGTTTTTGCAGTTACATTACCACCACCATTTACAGTTACAGCATTAATTGCAACTGTTTTAGCACTTGAAGCGTGTTGTGTAATTTGTAGTGTAAATGTTGAAACACCATTAGTAGGAACATTAGTAAAATCTATATCTGTAATATTTTCTGTAAGTGTTATAGATCCAGTATTTCCATTGTTCATATCTATTGCCACAACACCACTAGAACTTGTTACTGCTACATCTGTTTCTGCGTAATCGGTTAATGTTATACCAGAAACTGTTGTATCTAAGTTAAGTGTAACTGCACCAGAAGCACCACCACCATTTAGGTTTGTACCAGCTGTAACAGCAGTAATATCACCGTCCCCAATAAAATCTGTCCAAGCTGATCCATTGTAAAACTGTAATACGTTGGTGTCTGCTAAATAACAAAATTGTCCCTCTACAGGTGATGTAATTTGTGCGTCCCTAGCTGTACTATCGGCAAAAATACCAATACTTTGTTCCATTAAATAATCATTTACATCTGCTGCTGTTAAAACCTCGCCAACAGCAAAAACTTTAAATCCGTTTGCCATACTTTTAGTTTATCCTTTCATTGTTTATGTTTTGTTTATGTGTCATTAATAACCTAACTTGTCTGTATCTAACTTACCAAATAATGCGTTATCTAGTCGCATAAACGCTTGTACGTCTGCATTAGATAGTTTATATGCACAAGTAAATATATTTGGTGTGATATTGTAGCTAATACTATCAATTATTTCATTTGATGTAATTTGTGCTGGACTACCACTACCGGGTGGTGTAAGTTCTACTTTGACCACATCACCCACTTCACGATCTAATATACTGTTCTGGTTTCCTGTTGTAGCTTCTGTTAAATCAACAACTAAGTTATCAAATCTAATTAATGCGTCTTTAAATTTACCAAGTAAAAAGTTTGCTGCGTCTAATACTTCACTATCGCTATTGTTATATAAACCTGTTCTACTAAGTGTTCTAATTAAGTATTTACCTTGTGAAGCTGTATCTTCAACAGTTTGTGTTGATCCGGATATACGTTGTAAAGAAATTATGTTATGTATTTCATTGTCATCATTTATATAATCTACACGTATGTATGGCACATCACTACCGTCATCACTAAACGTTGCTGCTGGTGTGCTTGGGAACGTTGTATGACGTGATTTAAACGTAATCTTGCCGTCTTTAGACATAAACAGTAATCCATTTTCGCTACGTTCAATATTCTGCAAAACAGATAACGTGTTTTCACTAAGACTACTTAATGATTGCATTGTAGATATTCCTGTTTCAATACTTCTATCTGCACCGAACTTAATGTTTGCATTGTCTAATACATTACCTACTAACGTGCCACTATCTGTGCTACTAAAAGAAGCATTTATCAAGCTAGTGTTTGATAACTTCATAAATGCGTCTGCACCAATAAAATCTGCAAATGAATTGTTTTTATCTGGATAACTTAAATTAATATCGGTTACGAAACCTACAAATAAATCTTTGTATGTACTGCCACCGTCTGTAGTTGCGTCAATATGTATAGCTATCAATGGTTCAATACCCGGTGAATATGGACTTGATGTATTAGTGTTTTCGTATTTACGTGCATTATTTAAAAGTCTTACTGAACACGTACCAGTTTTAAATGTGTCTAAATCTCTAGATCTACCGCGACTTATAGATACACTTTGTACATCACTTGTAACGTCTGTAAGAGGTGTTGCACCACCTAGTTCTGCACTATCTAAAACACCACGCACTAAGTCGTCTAATGTAAATGTATTTTGTGTAAAACCTATACGAACACGTACTGTTGGTTGTGCCATTACAATATATCTATTCTTGCAGCACCACCGTTTTGACGCTTAAATTCTCTTGCACCTCTAGCAAATAAATCACTAGCTTCTTGATCTGTTGTAATTGGTGCATAGTTGTTGATTGTTATTCCTGCTGGTTGTGTTGGTGTAAACTGTGTGGCACTTGTTGCTGCCGTTGCTAATAAACCTGTTGCTGTACGTTGTGCGTCTATGTCATCTGCCGAAACAATAGGTGCTATATCTTTTTCACCTAATCCAAAATCTACTTCACTAAACTTACGCAGTTTTGGTATATCTATCTTTATACCAATCTTGCCTAATATTCTTTGTGCTTTTTCAGCAAAACTATTTAACTTGTCTGCAAACTTATTAAATCCACGAATAATTTTATTAATCATATCTTCAAAATTCTTTGGTAAGTTTTCTAAAAATGGTGCAAGAAATTTATTAGCAAATTCTGTCATCTTTTTAAATGCTGGTGCTAATGCTTGAAGCAGTAAAGTTACTATTGCGATAATTGGTGGTGCTAATAATGCAATCATTTCTCCAATAGATGATAAAAATGGTGCTACACCTTTTATAGCGTCTATTAATGACGGCCCGATTTGCTGTACCATATCTACAATTACTGGTAGTAACTGTTCTGCAATAGGTAATAACTCTTGACCAAGTTGTACTTTTAATTCTTTAACTTGTGCTTGTGCTTTCCTAGATTTATTTGCAAAACTATCCTGCGTTCTATTTAGATCGCCCTGCTGTACTGTTGTTTTCTTTAATAACAACTCATAAGTAGCTAATGCACGTTCTTGCTTAGTAAGTTCATTTCTTGAACTTTTACCTGTCATTTCAAACGCTTTTGTTTCTACTTCAGCTTGTGAAATAGCAATACCATACGTTTTAAGACTTTCGTTTTCACCAAGTAACGATTTAGTAAATGCTTCTAATACTGGTTGAGCACCACCTTGTACGTTAGCAAAAGAAGCAACATCACCAGCTAATGCAGCAAGTTTTGTTCCTAGATCACCAGACGCTTCAGCTGTAAAGTCAATACCTTGTAATACTGCACCTGTGTTTGTTAGTAGTCCCTCTAATTCAAATGCAGCTAAACCAGCTTTATTTGCAAATTCCTCTACGAAACCAGATACTTGTGGTAATGCGTCCCCAAATGTTGTTTCAAATGCAGAACGTGCTTCACCTGCGTCTGAAGCTAAATTAACTAAATCTTTACCAACTGTTGCTGCTGCTGCACCAATACCTGCAATACCAAATGCTGCTGCTTTACCTATTCCAGCTGCAACACTTCCTAAACCTTGTAATGCTTTTTGTCCTTTTGTTAATGACTTAACAAACTGGTCGGTTTTACCGATTATTGCTATTGATACTTTTTTTTCAAATGCCATTATTTAATTGCCTTTACTAATGCGTCATACATTTTATCGTTATATGTTTCTAGTATTTCTTTTTGGTTTCTGCTTATGGTCTTACCAACTACATAACCCTGTTTACCTAATTTGGTAAATGAACTATCGCCACGATCCCTGCTATTTCCAATCCACTTTCTATACGGAAACTTTGCACCCGGTCTTGAATGTGGCAACCTGCCTATTTCTGATTGTGTGATTGCCCTAGTACCACCACGTCTTGTTGGTACATATTGAAACCTACGACCAAATTCCATAGATAATGCACTTGGATATCTATCGCTTGTTTTTATGTTTATCTTCGCTTCAGTACGTGTACCAGAAGCAGTAAAACCCATAGCCGAACGATTTGCTTTAGGTACTGGTTGTTTACGTCCTAACGTACGGCTATCTGCTAATTGTTCTTTTGCTATTTCTCTATGAAACTTTGCCAACGTTTTTAGAACATCTTTTTTACCATACTCTTTTAATTCTTTAACAATTTCTCTAACTTCACTATTGTCTATTGCTAAATCGGTTTTTTTAAATGTTCTTGCCATATCAATTATCGTACTTTTTGTTTATAACCCTTACTAATGCGTCAAACATTTCCATATCAAGTTGTTCTATTTCACGTGGACTTATTCCTGTTTCTATTGCTATTGAAGCAATTAAATCTATAAATCCGTTTACGCTTTTAAATTATCACTTGATCCAGTAATGTCTAGTTCTTCAACTAAACCAATCCAAGTATCGTAATCTTCTGTAACGCCATTTCTTTTTGCACCAAGCCACGCCAAATACAACAACCACTCATAGCGTTGTTCATCTTGTAATTTAGAAACTGGTACATCAAACTTGCGTTCAAATTTAACAATATCTGCTGGTTTAATTTTTACTTCGTACTTCGTGCCGTCTGCCATTATGACGACCATATTACCCATTACGAAGTAGCCCTAGTAATTGTTCCAGAAGTTGGGAACGATACGGACATAGTTGCTAATTCACCAACTGCGTTAGCTACTGGTATGTGTTGATTTACAAGCACGTTTCCAGAATAACTTGGGTTAGTAGCACTTACTGATCCACTGGTAGGTTTTACAACAAATGCTGTTGTACTACCAAGTAGTGGAAATAATGTAGCGTCCACTTCTGAAGCTGCGAAATCTTGTTGGAACTCAATAGATAGTGTTCCGTCCTTTAATCCACCAGTTCTGGATTGAAATGTATCACCCATAGCTGTTGTAACGATTTCATCAGCTGTAATATCTAATGTAACACTTGAAACGTGGTCTGATAGATCAACGCTGTTCAAGGTAACACTAGCGTCTGTTAAAACAAATTTTGCCAATGTAAACTCCTTTCAGACTTAATTTTATAGTTTAGTAAAGAAGTTAAGTTGTGTGTGTTATTCTATGCCGATTGTTGCGTGTATAGAAAAACTTGGTGTTGTTCCAGATATTGTGTAGTTAAGTCTGTAATAAGTATCTGTTATTGCACCTGCTGCACTTTGGTAATCAGCACCTATTGCAGTTATATTACTAAAGGTTATACGATCTGTTGGACTTGTAAAACTTGAATTGTCATCTGATTGCAATTTAAAAGTTACTGTTGGTGTTGATGTACCACTAACTGCGTAACAATGAATAGCTACATAAACTTTTTCTGTTGCACCAACTGCACCTAACTGTACCCCGGTTGAATTACCAGTAGCAGTTAATGCACCGTCTATTTCTATTTTGCCTTGTACTACTTCATCATCTGATTGTGATTTTGAAATACTAAATGGTGCTATTTCGCCAACTGCACCAAACATTTGATAACTAAATAATCTTGACTTCATAAAGTAAGCTGTATTGCCTACACCTGCGTCTGGTACTGTTGTAACAATTAATTCGTTGCCTACTGACGCACCAAGTAATGCGTCTGGTTTGTTTGCCCCAGCTTCATAAAATCCGTCCATTGATAATGTACTATCTTTTAATCCACCTATTCTTTCACGAAAACCACCACTATTTATTGTTGTAGCGTCTAATTCTTCAGCGTTGATTTCTAGGTTTACGCTAGTTACGTGGCTTGATAAGTCGTACCCACCACTAAATACTTTACCGTCATTAAATACAAATTTAGCCATTTACTTCTTCCCACGCTTCATTAACATCTGGTGTGCTTTTATCATCTTTTATAAACGTGCCGTCTTTCTTTCTCGCACGCCTTTTTTTAATAGTAGTAGGTTCTATATGACCACCTTTTATTAATGACTTAGCAACATTTTCATCATCTATAGTTATGGTTTCGCCTTTTACTTTATCCATAACTTTTTTGTTACCTATAATTTTATATTTAGCCATTATGATCCTTTCGTATAAACTTCTATTGTCAAATTAGCACCAACACCGTCAATGCCGTTTAAATTTACATCTGCTGCGTAATTAGTCATATTAACTACCCTTGCGTCTGTATCAGTTAATCCTAAAGTCTTATTGTTATATATTACTTGCCTTACGCTTGAACTACCACTACCTGTAATAAAAGCGTCTAGTTTATCTTGTGCTGTTCTACTATCTGCACGTTGTACTGCAACTAACATATCAAATGTATATAGATCAGTTCCCCTTTGCATAGCTAAATCAAACTCTATTTCTGTTGGTATAAAGATTGCAACCGGGAAGTTTATTGCGTTATCTGGAACTGTATCGTAGCAACGAAGTCCACTAATGTTGCTTACAGTTGTTTTTAAACCGTCCCTAATCTCGGCAAGTGTAGCCATTAGGAAACACCTAAAACTGTGCCTTTACGAAATGGTGCAATTAATCGTGTTATTTCTCTATTTTGTTGAATATTGACTACGCCAAAATCACCAACACCAGCAACGCCTAGTGGTGCGTTTCGCATAGCAAATAGTTCACTAGCTAACATTAATGTAGCTTGTTTAATTTGGTCTGGAACACTTGCATAACCCCATTTTGCAGTTATCTCTGCACGTGGTCTGTTACTTGAAAAATCTAGTGGCCACTCGTGATTACCGTCTGAAATTAGTTCTATTATATAAAATGGATTTCCTGTAATACCACCAACTATGCCGTTAATTGGTAATACTTGATAGTCTGTACTTGCTACGGTTTCTTCGTATGTACCGTCATCATCATCATCATATTTAACAACTAACCCGGTAGTTGTTGAAATGTCATCTACACGTAATCTATATAGATCATTAGTAAAAAATTTACGTGCAGAAGCTGAAGTATCTTGGTAAAAGTATCTGCCACAAAAAGCGTCTATTTGACGACTAGCTGCATTTACTGCGTCATCAATTAAAGTATCATCTGCCGTATCGCTTGTAGGTATGCCAACAAACGTCTTTAATTCGTTCTGTGTACAGTAGCCATTAGTAATTGCCATAAGATATTATCTACCTTTCTTTCGGCCTTTACCTTTGCCACCTTTCATTTTTTTACCGTAATGTTTTGGCATTACTTCTTTTTTTCTACTTTTTTTTCAGCTTTAGGTTTTGCAGTTTTTGTTTCAACTGATCCACCAGCTTTTTTAATTGCGTCTTTAACTGCTTTAGCACGTTCTGCCTTTCCATAGAGTTCATAACCCTTAAGTTCTTCTTTAAGTGCTGCTATTAATTCTTTGTCTTGTTTTGCCATAATTCTTTCCTAAATGGTCTGGTGTGTTAGTTGCCCAACACACCAAAACCATAATTTAATTAGAAACTAGGTGTAATTAAACCTGTTCCTTGTATTTTTGTAATTCCGGTTGGGTATCTTCCAGAAGCAAAAGCAACATAACCATAAACAACCATTTTAGTTGTTAATGATCCTGCGTTTGTTTCTTCAAACTTCAACTGGAATAAATTATCTTCAAATAAGATATGGTCATCAGCTTTTACCACATAGATTTGGTCTTGGTCTGAACCACCACCGTCTGTTGTAGTAATGTTAGCGTCTGTGATTACTGGAAGTCCTAATAGGTTTCCAACAACATTTCCATAAGCTGCTGCGTCGCCAATACCCATAGCATTGTCTGGATTATTTCCAGCTGGTAATACCAATGGTCTGTTTGAACTATCAACACCAGCAGTAAAGAAGCCCCAGCGTCTTGGGTGCATAATTATTGCTTGTGCTGGTGCAAATCTGTTTGCATTAACTTTTTGCACAGCGTCTGCTAATTTTGGATATGCTTCAGCAACAGTTGGACTTGCGTCTGTATATGTTACTGTGTTAATTCCAGATACGTTTCTAATTCCTAATGGTTGTCCAGAAGAACCAGAACCGTCAATCATCAAACTATCTAATTTTGTATAATAAGCTGCTACCAAGTCTTGGAAAATAATGTTTTCCATTGAGAAACCCGGTTGTCCACCACGCTCAAGTGCTTGACGTGAAACGTCTTGCTGACCTGCAACAGTATCAACATTAACTGTTAATAAGGTGTCGTCCATATCGGTTTCTTGTACAGCTGAATTTTCAGAAGCCTGTTCGGCTGCTGCTGATCCAG